TAACTCTTCCCAAGTCTCTCTTCTATTTTCAGTAGGTAGATATTTTGCATATTTCATATATACCGTAATGTCTGATAGAATTTTGTTTGATAACTCCATTTTTTATTTTATTTTTTTTATTATTTATTAGGGTGTTTGTTTCCATAATGGTTTATTAGATAAACCATTCATTTTATTAATTTATAAATCAGTTATTAGTCATTGGTATATTCCTTTTATTTTGAATTGTACTCGCTATAAAATCGGAATCTTTCCTTTTCTGTCCCTTTTCATGTTGTAAAAGTGTGACATCTGTACTTTCACTAGTATCTATATTTAAAGTACCATTATCAAAAACTATGTCTGTAAAAACAACACCATCTCTACCAAATCTAGATTTAAGAACTGCTAATGTAGCCCTACCTTCTTCTTTCTGATCCAACGTCTTCGCTACGGATAAAATAAAATGCCCTATTTGTCCTTTCTTAATTGATCCACCCATCATATTTGCCTCAACTAAGTCTGCACCAATCGCACTACGATTACCTTGTACTGCAGTCCACCCAGCAATGTCTAATTCAGACAACATTGTTTCAAATTGTCTCATAACATTACCTTCACCACTAAACTCATCTTTAAATTGTTTAGTAGGTTGTACACAATCAATGTAATCTAAAAATACGATATCAGGTTTAATACCAGAAGAAATTAATTTTCTAAGATATTGTTTAATATGAGGTACAGTTGTACCATCACTAGACATTTTCTTTAAAATTAAATTACCTTCTTGATTTTGGAATCTAGGGATGATTTCTTGAACTTCCTCTCTTCTATCACCTAATTCATTTAAATCAATACCAGTGAAACAAGTTAAGTGTTTTCTTTGAATAACTTTAACATTATCCTCAAAAAATATTTGAACTACGTTCTTTCCATCCAAATATGCGGTGTTAGCCATTCTCGTCATAATGGTTGTTTTACCAACACCAAATGCTGCCAATATTACACCTAATTCTCCCTTAGATAATCCACCACCCATAAGATTATCAATTCCTACTAAACCTGTCGGTATAGGGTTTCTAAAATCATCCGATAGCACATCTTCAATAGCGTGAAACATATCAACACCTTCGTCTTTCTCAGTACCAACCGTTATAGCCCGTTTTACTAATTCTTCACACTCTTCATATCTATCAAAATCTCCATTATCTAAAATCTTTTGGATTTTTTGTGTAGCCTTCTTAAGTTCTTGTTGTTTGCAGAACTTAATGGCAACGTCTTGGGTGTGTAAACAGTCTTTATTGTCAGATTCTTTTACTTCTTTAATTAATTCAACTGCCGATTCTCTCGCTATTTCTCTACGGACTTGTGTTTTAATTAGATTAAAGATAGTTTCATAAGAAGGTATTGTTTCATACTTTTCATAGTAATCTTTCAAACTAGCCACAATTAGTCTCATATACTCATTATCAAAATAGTTTGGATCAACTATTGAGATGATGCTTTCTGAAAATTTATGATCTTCAACTAATTGTTTAACTAACTTTATTTGAAAACTATAGCCTAAATAGCCTAAGTTAATACTCTCATTTTTCGCCATTCTTATATCTGATTTTAGTTATTAATAAATATGCCATCTAAGTTATAACCGCAGTAATTTTTTGTATAATTTTTCATACTTAACCCATGTTGCAAATAATCGATGATTCTTGGAATAATTTTTCTTATGTCTACGTCATATCTCACGTTTGGTGGGTAATCGTTACCACTAAAAATTCTTTCACATATAACTCTGTCTTTCACTTTTAATTGTAAAGTAAAGAAGTCTTCGTTTTCATATATGTCAACCTTTTCAGTTTCCTCTGCCGTAGTATAGAAGTTATAATACTTTTCCATATAATCATATGTATTATTTTTAAAATGTTCTTTTATAACATCTACTACACTATCTATAGTTTCTTTTATTTCGTAAGATAATAGAGAGTCTCTATTGAAATTTTTAACATTAAAATTTCTACCTACGATTGGGTTTCCGTTAATCATAAATAAAAATTCATACGGATAACTTTGATAACTTTTTTTCATTTCTTTATTCATAATTTTGACTGTAATAACTTTTTTCTTTCTTTATTATCGATAGGAATGGTTGTAAAAAATTTATATACCCATCTCTACCTCCAGGTATTGCCATCATTAACCCATCTTCTAACATCATTTTTATTACATTTTTTACTTCCCTTCCTTCAGGATCTATTGGGGTGTTAAAAACGTTATCTAATTCTGTTTTAGTTGTTTCTGTTAATAAGGGATTACCTAGATTTATAATTCTTTCATTTATTTCAAAAATCTTATCTTTTTGAGAACCTTTGGTAACTCTATTTAGTATGTTATCAAGTGATTTCAATCTATTTTTTCTTTCATTTTGTATACTTACAATTTTACTAAAAATATATTCTAAAGTCAAAGTTTTTTCCTTAATTTCTGGAAAAAAATTAACTAAAGTTTTTTCACTGATACCTTGTATACCTTTGATATTGTCACTAGTATCACCAGTAATGATTTTTATTAATTTAAGATTTGTTGGGTGGTGATTAAAATATGTTAAATAATTGTCCTGTGTGACAATCCTTTTTAGATTAATTACATATACACCAACCCTTTCACCTATTAGTTGACATAAATCTCTATCATTACTCATTATAACCACTTTCTCATCTTCAGACATATTTTGAACATAGTGTCCGATACAATCATCGGCTTCTGTAATTTCATCTCTATATTGTCGTATGAATAGTTCTTCACAATAAGCAATAACCCTTTCTTTTTGTAGATATAATTCTAAATCAGAAGGTGGTTGTTCATTATAGAAATCTTTATCTCTATTAGATTTATATTCTTTGTAGATATCATATCTCAATCTACCACTGAATTGTCCATCCCAAAAAACATACACTCTATCAAATTTATACTCGTTTAACATTTTTCTAACCATAGTTAGGAATTGAAAAATCCCACCTATATGGGTATCTTTATAATAAAGATCCTTAGCCCCATGATAGGCGGTTTTAATCAACGAGTCACCATCAACAACAAGTGTTTTTTTAAATTTTTTCTTTTTTTCTGGGAATTTCACACATTCTTTATTGAAGGTTCAACAATCAATCGTCAGAATAATCTACAGGAGATTCAATTACGTTGTCTTCAACTACATCAAAAGATGTGTCATCAAATACACCATCAAATACTTCTGCCCAATAATCTTTATTCTCAGATTTGTATTTATCAATGTCTTTTTTATCATCTTCAATGAAACCGTGTGTGGTTGCAAGTATTTTGTTATCTGCGTAACCTAAACCATTCATATGGTTCTTATGGATACCCACTTTAGTTCTAATTGCGAAATTAACTTTTCTACCCTTATTAGTTGCAGAAAGTTTAGATACACCAGAACTCTTTTGATTTCCAAACAAAAATACTAATGCGCAAGATAGGTAAATAGAATTACCACCTTTAGGTGCAATTGTTGGTTGTCCAAATGGATTATCAGGTAAAGCAACCCATGGTTGGTTTACGAAAACCATAGTATTGGTGTATGGATAACTTTCTTTTCTTGAAGATGTTATCCTTTGTGCCAATCCCATACCCCATTTTTCAGATATAACTCTCGCAGTATGTTGGTTACCACCTTTACCGTCAAAACTCATTTGACAAGGTATCGTACCAATAGAATCCCACAAAAACACAATGTCGTGTGGAATTTCACCATTTTTTTGTGCGTCCAATACTTCGGTTACATAATCAAACGCTTGTTCGATATAATCGAATCCTAACTTATAAAGTAAGAATCCGTCCCAGTATGCAGAAACTTCTCCTGTCTCTTCGTCAACTTCTTCAATGTATTCAGTTTCTAAACCCATTTGTTTAGCGTGTTCAAAACTAAATTTTTGTTCTGTTATGATGAAAACAGGTAGAATATTTTTTTTCTGTGCATCTACCGCAGTCTGTAAAAGTGCAGTTGTTTTTCCAGTGTCTGAATGACCTAGAAGCATATTAATCTGACCCATAGCAGGTCCTGGTAGACCAGTCGCCTTCTGAAAGGCTTCCCCTAGATCAAAGTACCTTTGTTCTTTGTACTTTTCACTAGAGGAAAACTTCTTTCTTATAGACGAAAAATCAGATGCTTTTTTCTTTAGTGGTTGTTTCGCCATATTATATATTAAAACGGTAATTCGTCATCATCACTATCTAATGAAGTTACTCCAAAATCAGTATCTTCATCTTCACTATCATATTCAGATTCAAATGACTTAGAAGTTTCAGTTCTCATCATATTGATTTCATCAGTTAAAGACGCAGTTTCTTTTTCTTCTTTGTCTTCTTCTGCAACGAACTTCTTCTGTTCCGAATCCCAAATAGGTGTTTTATTAGTAGCCACAATTTCTAAATACTCTTGAGACTTTTTAGAATAAACATCTCTGTGTGTTTCATCGTTGTTAAACCAATCATTCGCCTTTTCTTTATCCTTAGTAAGGATAGATGAATCGTCAGCCATAATAGAATTTACAACACTAAAATTTTTGTCATTTCTACCTGTAGTGATGATAATATCTCTACCTTCTCTAGGATCAGTAATATCACCTTTTAATTTAAATAAAGGAATGATTTTATCCATAATACCGTCACCAGTATATTTGTGCTTAAATCTCCAAAATTTAACTCCGTGATCTTCATTCTCTCTATCAATACCTTTAACTACATAGAATTTTCTAGGTATGAAGTCTTTCGCCAATTTCTTAGCCTTTTCTGAACCATCTTCATATAAGGCGTCTTTAGCCTCACATAGTGGACAGTGTTCACCATCGTTTAAATGGTTACAATAAATTTTATCCCAATTACCATTAACTAATTTTTCATGATAATAAACCTCCGTAAATGGAGAACTACCATCTTTTGTAGGTAAGATTCGGAATGTTTTTGTGTGGGATTTTACCCCTTTAGGTAGTTTCTCACTGAAGTACTTTTTAAGTCTGTCTTCATTAGAGAGTTTTTTACCACTTTTCGCTGGCTCAGTGTTTTTTTCGTACTGAGACAGAATTGCATCTAAAGTATTACTCATTGTATAAAAATTTTAAATTATATACAAATATACTAAAGATATTCCTAAAAGTCAATAAAAATCGGGGTTTTTAGTTATTTTCTTCGTCTTTTGTGAATTGGAAAGATTTTCTAATATCTTTTTCGTTGTAGTTATCAACATCACTCTGTTTAAGGACAAACTCTTCTTCGTCTTCGGTTGCCTCATAACCTTCTTTGTCTTTCCAGAAATCAGTTAATTTAATACTATATGGGAATGAGTCCATAGATCTCATCTCTAATCTTTCTACAGGTGTTGGATTTCTTTTTTCAATTTGTTTTTCTAACTCATCGATTTTATTAATCACATTATCCATACCAGAAACTTGATTTTCTAATTCAGATAATTTACCCAACAACTCATCCATTTTACTACTCATACCTTCTACAGAAGATTTAGTCGCTTCAGTTTTGTCTACGATATCAGTCACATCTATTTCAACAGATTCTTCACCAGTTTCTGTACTAGCCGTAGGAGTTTCAGTTGCAGTTTCATCCGCATCAACATCTTCTACTTCCGCATCATCTGCCAATGGATCAGTTTCAGGTGTTTCTCCACCTGCTTCAGGTGCAGTTTCCGCACCAGCTTCAGGTGCAGTTTCATCACCACCTAACGACATAAAAGGATCATCCCCTTCTGTATCTTCATCACCCGCAGGATCCTGCTCTGTAATGTATTGATCATCTGTAAGAAGTGTACCGTTCACATCTTTTTCATTTTCAGGTACATAAAATGTGTACTCCAATAATTGTTTATATCTTTTTAATTCCTCAGAAAGTACTTTTTTGTTCATATCACATTATTAGTTGTCTACCGTCATTAGTTTTATATATCTTATTCACTCTCTCTACAATTTCTTTTCCATCATTAATAAGACATTCTTCTCCAACACAATCTTCTTTTTTTGCGTTGTTATCATTTAAAAAATCGTTAAGTGACTTTTCTAAATTATCGTTTTTTTTAGTATCTCTATTTGTTTCCATAATACTTTTATTATATAAATATTGTGAAATTAAGAAAAATGTTTTTTTATGTCGATAATTTTTAATTCATCGTTTTTAACTATTATCATTTTGTTTTGATAATCGTCCCAATTTATTTTAACATTTTTATAATCTAGATTACCAACTTCGTGTTCACTTATTTTTTCTATTAACTTATTTAATGCATTAATAGTATAAAAACACTCTCCCTTTTTGTGGACTATTATTGTTGGTGGGAAAAAT